ATGTGAGGTGGCTGTTACGCATCCCCTGGCTCTCAATCTTACGCTTCAGCCATTCTGGTAGTGTCTTGAAGAAGTTGCCTTCTGTGTACTTCTGCCAGTCGTACAACGGGAAAGACCCCTTCTCTGCAGCTAGGTCAGCTGAGGTGCTGTAGGTATCATCACGCAAGGTTGTGAGCACGGTCTCAGTAAAGCCCATGAACTCTTCCTTAGCGTAAGGCATCCCCATCATCTCTGCAGCGTTAGCAAGCCCAGTAATCCCAAGACCCATCCGTCTCTTGTTCTTGGCTTCTTCTTCCTGCTGTGGAAGTGGATAGATGGTTCTGTCGATGACATTGTCCATCGCTCTTGTAACCACACGGATATCCTGCTTGAACTGGTCATAGTCGAACCCCTTCTCATCAAGATTAACGTACTTAGTCAGATTGAACGAACCCAGCAGACAGGCTCCGTATGGCGGCAGAGGCTGCTCACCGCATGGGTTTGTCGCTTCAATGGTTTCGCAGTAGTGGAGGTTGTTCATCTCGTTGATGCGGTCAATGAACAGGATACCAGGCTCAGCCCAGTCCCACGTTGACCTCATCACCATGTCCCACAGTGCCACTGGGTCCACCTCACGGTAAATCTCACCCATGTGCTGCAGTGGGAATGGTTTCTTCTGCTCCAGGCACTCCATGAACAAGTCAGTCACACCGATGCTGATGTTGAAGCCTGTGAGCTTGTCTGAGTTCTGTTTGGCTGTGATGAACGCTTCGATGTCGGGGTGGTCAATTCTCATCACCCCCATCTGTGCGCCACGGCGGTGACCTGAGCTGGCAATGGTCTGACACACGGCATCAAAGATTTGCATGAAGCTGACAGGCCCAGAAGCCTTGCTGTCTAAGCTTTTGATGCGGTCACCACGGGGCCTTAACCGTGAGAAGTCGTAGCCGATACCACCACCTCTACGCATTGTCTCAGCTGCCTCATGGGCCATCTTCATGATGCTGTCCATGTTGTCCTGGACTTGGCCGGAAACGAAGCAGTTGAACGCAGTAGTCTCTCTTGTGGACCCCATTGCGTTCTGCACACGACCAGCTGGCAGGAACCGCTGCTCACGCAGAATGTCTTTGAAGTCATCAAAATGATGGTAATCGTCTTTCAATGCGTTCGCTATCCGGACGCACTTGGAGTAGAAGTCTTCTCCTGTTTGCCTGTACTTCTGAGCGTCTATCTCTTGAGACAAGCGTGTCTGTGGCCCGTAATCGGGCATGTTTCTCATGTAATTCATCGGTTTTCTCCTGGATTATCAGAATTAGAACAAAAGCAGAACAGAGTCAAAGAAAAAAAAGACTGGGGTCATGCCCCAGCCTCTTTCGCTGCTCTGTTCATGTACCACTCAGCCTTTCGTAGGTCGGTGGTTGGGTCGCCAGTTTTCAGCTCACTGCGCCATATGTACTTCATTGCGTTTCCTCTACAGAACGCTCTGAAGCCATCTGGTCCAAGTGCTGCCCTAATGGCATCAATGCACTCAATTTCACCATCCTGTGTGTAGTGGCTGGGATTATTGACGATGTCTTCCTTATCCAGGCTGACTATCTCTGCATTTGGGTCGTGGTGGGTGTGCAGCTTAGACTTCACAGCCAACTGCACCCTCAGGGTCTCGTATTCAGTTTGTGCCTTGATGTATTTAGCCAAAGCATTGGCCTTCTTCCGGCCTGATGGGGTGTTGTGGTAGGTATTTTTTGCTGCCATCTTCTTGTCGAAGAGTTCATTTAACAGCTCTTTGCTTGGCACTATGGTGTCCAAAGTATTATCTCCTTCTTGTCGTTATCCCAGTCTGATGCCCGCAGTATTCGGGCTAGACGGGCCTGTTGAATTGCATCCTCTCGTGTCAGACCGGCTTTGATGTAAGCTTGCTCGACAGACGACCAGGCTGGGCGTGGTCCAAGAATGGCTTCAGCCTTCTTTGGCCCAATGCCAGGAACACCTGGATAGCCATCAGTTGAATCACCGGTCAGTGTCTGGGTGAGGAAGTAGGTGTCAGCCTCTTGCTCTGAGATTTCCAACATCTCATCACTCATTGGCCGATACAGTTGACCTGGTATTGTCTTTAGGTCCTTATCGTTACTGACGATGATGCACTTGTTCTTATTGACCGGCATTGTTGCCAGTATCCCGCACACATCATCAGCCTCTAAACTAGGCTTCCGGACTGTTGTTTCTGTCTTCACAAGCCAGTCACAAAGTGCTCTGTAACCTAATGGTTTTCTTGTCTTTTTTCTACCAGACTTATAGCCTGGATAAACTTCCTTTCGAAAGTTACTGTCATGGTCTGACAGACAGAAGACTGCCTCTGTCACACCTGTCTTTTTCTTGATGCTGTGGAGCTGCTGAAAGAAGATATCCTTCGCTTCAGCAAGGTCGGTGGAGAGGGACCAGATGTCCCCTCCCCAATCCATTTCAAACTCTGCTGAAGATGCAGATTGGTACAGCATGATGTCTGCATCAATCGCCAAAAACATCTTCCAGCTCCTCCATGTAATCCAAGCCGTGCTGAGTTATCATCCAGACATTGCCGTATGTGGTTTCATTCAGCTTGGTCGTCATCAGACCCTCAGAGGCACACATTGCGACCTCAGTCGCTGCGTCCCTCGCCATTCCGCTCTTGGTTGTGAATGGTTTCATCCTGGCTATTGCCAGAACCATGTAGATGGCCTTCATGCCATGCATTTCAGCGTCAGTGGGTGTCTGCCCAAGTTCGTCCGACACTGTATTCGGCTTCGATGGGGATTTTGAACTTGAAGTGCTCTCCCGCAGCTTCCGCCATTCTTCTAGTGAGATTACCGACATGGTCTGCATCTCCTTTCACTTGTATCTGCACCTCGTCATGCACCCAGGCGATGATTTGTGCGTCCAGTTGTTGGTTCTTGATTTCTTGGTCGATGAGCTGCACCCACTTCTTTGCGATGAGTGCGCCAGCTGATTGCAGCAACACGTTGAGGTGTGCGTGACCTCTGACGTGTAAACATCTTCTGTCGAGACCCAGTAGGTGTCCCCTGCTCTCCACCACACGCCTCAGCTGCGACAGCAGCTTTGGAAATGCCGGATTAGCCTTGAAGAAGTTAGCTTTCAGCTGTTTGCCCGCCTCTGGCCCCTTGCCCAGGATTTGACCAAGCCGTGCATCGCCCGCTGAGTAACAGAGAGCGTAAATCATGGTCTTGGCTTCATCCCGTGAGATGCCAGCTGCATCAGCGTTAGCTTGGTGGATGTCACCCTGCATTATGATGTCAGCGTATTTCCCACCGTCCTGGAGCATATGCGCTAGGCACCGCAGCTCGATTCCGGATAGGTCAGCACCCACCAGCTGGTAGCCTTCAGGTACTGTGAACAGCTCACGACACTCCTTGCCGAAAGCAGCTCTGACAGCTGGAACCTGCTGCAGATTTGGCCCAAAGCTTGAGGCCCTGCCTGTCACAGTTCCAAGTGTGTTGATGGTGTGGCGCAGCTTACTGTCATCATCGACCAGCTTCAGCCACGCATTGTTGCCATCAGCCAGCATCCCCAGTCGCTTTTGCAGCATGAAAGAGCGTGCAAGCTTCTGAGCCTCTGGATATGGCAGTTTGACCAGCACACTTTCGTCCACCTTAGCGTCACCAGATGGCGTGAACTCTTGTGGTTCCCAGTCATACTTGGTGCGTAGGCAATGCTCGATGTGCCGTCTGGAGTTGGGGTTGAAGTGGATTGTCTCAGTCTTGATGAACGGAACACCCTTTTCATACCCTCTGGTCTTGTTGTTTACCTTCGGGATGAACTCAGTTTCTATCGTCCAAGACGGAAACAGGTCCTGCAGCTCCTGCTCAATCGCTATCTTTTCAGCGGATAGCTTAGCATGGAGTGCCTGAGCCTTGTCCAAATCGAAAGTCCAGCCAGCCTGACCAATCTCATCACATATCTTTGCGATGTCATGTTCAAACCGGATGGCTTCTTCTGACCATGTATGTGGAGCCAAGTGCGTCCACAGCTCATGGGTGACGACAACATCCTGCTGGCAGTAATCCAGCATTTCCTGGGTACACTCGTCCCAGCCTTGTTCGCCAAAGTCACCTTTGTACACACCCAACCGAAGGCCCCACGCCTTCAGACTATGTGAGCCATGAAGTTTGCGTGGGAGCTGGTCTTGGGTGTAACCCTGCATGAAATCATCATTCTTCAGGTCAGAACGGATGAGCCTGGACAGGACAAGGGTGTCCGTGACCAATAGCCCATCCGTGCTGAACCAGGAGAACAGCTTTTTAATCGCTGGTATGTCGAAGGTGATGATGTTGTGGCCGATGATTTCATCAGCAGCCATCAGCGACCTGATACCATCTTCAACCTCTTCTGGGCCGTAGATGCGAGACACTTTTGTCTCTGTATCGTATGTCGCTATGCAGTGGATTTTGGTGAGTTTGTCTAGGAGGTTATCGGTCTCGATGTCCCAGACCAGGGCCATCAGCGGTAATCGCCAGACCCGCTAAGCTTGCCACGCAACTGGCGGCTCTCAAGCTTTTCGATGTTGAGCTGGGCTATCTCTTCAAGGTCGTAGCCAATGTCTGATGCCAATGCACAGCAGTAAAACAGCACATCGCCAATCTCATGGGCTAAGTCCATGCGCAGCTGAGCTGGCAGTTCTGCCACCCCATCCTCACAGGCTACCATGTCGATTTCGCCATCACGGAAGTGCTTCTTCAGCTTATCTGCAATCTCACCTGCCTCGCTCAGCAAGCCGAAAGCAGGGTAAATCACAGCATCTGGGTAGAAGCATTTGTCCATTGATTGCATTGCGTATTCATCGAAAGTCATCGGTTCATCGAACAGCTCTTCGTCAATGTCCAACTCATCCCAATCGATTTCCGGTATTTTCCATTCAGTCATTTGCTGCACTCCTTGATGTAAATGAACGTGTGCGGAAGAACCCAGCGTGTTCTGGATGCTCTTCCATGTAGAGCCTTGCGTAATAGGCTGTGTGGTTGTTGTTGAGCTTCAGTGGCTCACCATTGGTCTCAATCATGGTGTGCCAACGAACCCGCTCAGCAACGCTCTGGATGCCATAGTGTTTGAACCCCGCATCTATGGCTTGCTGCGTGAACCGTTTGATGAGTTCATACACATGGGGGTTATCACGGTGGAAACGCTGCCATCTGGTGTAGTTGTCGTTGGCAACAACCTCAGCATCTGGGGCGTGTATTGTACCTTCGAAAAGGTCAGCTTGATTGATTGTCTGCATCATCTGCATCTCCTTCTTCATCATCTACAGGGGTGAAATGTGACAGCTCCTCTTCGAGCAGCCGTCCGGTCTCTCTGTTGTAGACAAGCGTCCCTGCGTCACCTGTCTGACCGGTGAACCGGTTCTTCAGTATTCGGATGTGTCTGATGTCGCTGTCTGGCTCTTCTGGGTCGATTTGCAATGCCACACAGGCATCAGACAGCTGAGCTATGGAATGTGAGCCTCTGATTGAGTTCAGACGCACAGCTGCGCCACTTTCATGGCCTCTGTCACCTGATGGTCTGCTCAGGTGGCTCACCATTATCATGCCGATGTTCAGCTCCTGGACGAGCGTCCGGAACTTGGTACAGGCAGCATCCAGCATCCTGCGTTCATCGCCTTCAGTTGCGCTGACCAGGATGGAAATGTGGTCGAGGATGATGAAATCCACGCCTAATGACCTGACCATGTACTGTATGCGCTGGCAGATGACATCGATGTCGTTGGAGCCAAAGCTGTCGAACAGGACGCAAGTCCGGTCTGTGAACAGCTCATCAAACGCTTCCAACACCTCATCATCAGTAGCCTGGTCTCTATCGACCAGCAGGTTCTTGCTCATGTGGATGCCCGTCAGGCCCAACAATGTGCGCTTGTTGCTCTCTTCCAGAGCCAGCACACCGACCTTCTGGTCGCACATCAGCAGATGGTGGATGACCTCTTTGCAGAATGTGGACTTGCCTGTGCCACTTCCAGCCACCACCGTGACAAGCTCAGAACGCCTTAGCCCACGAAGCACCTCATTCATCTGGCTGTAAGGCCAGCTAATGGCACTGGCTGTTTCGTCCAGCGTTATGATGTCTCTGTAATCTGCCGCAGCTTTGATACCGTCTGGTCTGAACGGCTTTGCCTGGTAGACAGCCTGTATCAGCTCAGCAGTCTTGCCGTTGGTCATAGCCTCGTTGGCATCTTTGGCTGGGAGCGTGGCGATGCTGGCTTTACCAACCGGCAACACCTCAGCAATCTCCTGCGCAGCCTTGCGGCCCGCATTGTCCATATCTGTACAGATGACCACCTCTTCAAAAGCGTTGAGGTAGTCAAAGTTGGCCTTTACGGCCCGCACAGCTGATTGTGCTCCTGATGGTAGCGACACACAGGCGTATTTGTGTCCAAAAGCCTTCGATAGGCTGATAGCGTCCAGTTCGCCTTCTGTTAGGCATACTTTCTTGCCCTTGCTCCAGAGGTGGCTGCCAAACAGCGTAATCGCTTTGCTATCGCCAACCATCTGGAATGATTTGTCACGGCCCCTCACCTTTTGGGCCACGACATTACCGGCTTTGTCTCTGTACTGCGCAATCTGTACCGGCTCACCATTAGGCTTTGTGCCAATCAGGTAGCCAAACTTGCGACAGTCTTCTTCATTCAGGCCCCTAGCTGGTATCGCTTTAGGTTCGCCATGAATGAGGTTGGTGTTTACTGCAGGTGCTGTATTCACTTCATCTCCTTCTGCTGGTGTGTATGTGTTGCAAGCGAAACAAAAGAGATGCCCATCGCTAAACAGCGAGTTGGCATCACTGGAACCACAGCTTTCGCAAGGTTCGTGGCGCACAAACGTGCTCTCCTCATGTTCGATGGGCATCTCTATCTCCTTTAGCTTGCCAGTCGGTATTGCTTAAACCGGCGGCCTGACGGGTCTGTCAGCCACTGGTCTTTGATGTTGAAACCGTTCTGTTTGATTGAGTGGATGAGCTTGGTCAGTGACCGCACACGGTACTGTTCAGCTGCTTGGATTACTGTGATTGGACCGTGGTCAATCAAGTGGTTCAGGATTTGTTGGTATTGGTTCATGGTTTTCTCCTTCTTGAAGCCATTCATCGGGGATTGTTTTGTTGGCGTATGTGAAGCCGTGTTTGTCGCAGTAGGCTGCGTATGTGGTTGGGCTGCCCTTGTAGAGCCGTGCGTTCTGGTTGCTGAACACAAGGCGGAAATCGACATCAGGGTGCTGTTGCGTCACCAGATGCCACTTCTGCCGGTCTTCCACCGTCCAAATTCCCTTCGTCTCGACAAAGAAAAAGCCCCCATCTTTCGATGGGAGCTTGAAGTCTGGGGTGTATGTAGCCTGACGCTCTGGCCAGGTGTATTTGACCTTGTCTGTTTCGTATTGGACGACCAACCCAGCCTGTTCTATTTGTTGGCTGACTTTCTCTTCCAGACCACTGCGATAGCCTTTAGCTATGGCGTGTCTGCGTCTAGAAATTGTAATCGCCCTCTTCAGCCTCAGTGTCATCATTGGCCGCAACAAAGCCATTATCGACCTTGTCAAAAGACAAGCCTTGCGCATTGATGCTGTCGGACAGCTCGATGATTTGCACACCACCCAGCTGCAGCGAAATCCCGTGGGAGCCACCAGCATTGTATGCGTAAAGGTTGCCGCCCAAGATTAGCTTTGAGCCGCCGAAGATTTCGGGAAGACGATGTGGTGGGACAGTGTTGCCCTGACTATCCACCACCTTAGGCTGGAACTTGCTGCTAGTGATGGCAATCAGGTCACCTGTATCTTCATCAGTCTTGAATGGCATCTTGGCAGTTTTC